CTGATGAACCTCCACCGGTTCCTCCTGAATAGCTACCTGAGTAAGTTCCCTCTTTCCTTCCGAAAGTGAATCCATTACTTGCAGTAATTTTTGTGTCTGTAAATCCAAAGTTTATAGGTGCACCGCCTACTTCTAACTTACCATAAGCTAGAGGCACTGGTATACCTACTTTGGCGTTATTAATCGGGCCTTTAAATAGATTTGATTCATCCGATTCATCATCGGGCATTTCGGGAGTTAACATATCTACTATTCCTTTTAGTGCGAGCAATCCTCCCCCAACTATAAGAGCTACCCCAACAGCTGTTGTTGCTCCAAAAGTAAATACTCCTAGTATTATGAGTGCTACTCCTAGTAACGCTTTTAAAAAGTCTGCTCCTTGAGGTAAAGGAGTAACAATTAAATCATCCTCTCCTAGGTCACCGTGTAAATTATCATAATCAAGAAGTTCTGAGCCTTTTGCAACATGAAACTCTATACCTTTATCGGTACAGTCTAATAAATATTTTCTAAGACCACCTTTCATTTGGTCAATAGCGTGCATAGCTTCATGAACATTTTTACATACGAGTTCATGCTCTTTTCCAAAGAGTTCTCCCATTCTTCCTAATAATATTATCTTTCTTTTCATTGTGGTTCTAAAATAAATACCTCTTGTTGTGGGTAAGATACAATCATATATGGTATACCTACCGCATTACAGTTGTCAATGTCATACTGACTTGGACGACATTCCGAGTCATAGTGACTATGGACAACATATTTTATATTCGAATTGAGTTGATGATGTATGAACAGTTTTGCGTCAATTTTAAACTGTGAAATATCTTCGTGGAGATTTTCACTCGGAATATATTTTTCCTCATTATCATCTACTATAACAAGTCCGCAACATTCTCCTGGAGCAGCCGATTTTGCATGAGCAAATATATCAGCTATCATTATGAGAACGCCTTAGCTGCTGGAAAGCCTCCAAACGGCAACTCAGCAGTAGTGTCTGTGCTGGATTTTCCAGTTGTACTAGTATTTGATGCATCTTTTGGTATAAATCCAAATCTCATCTTACATCCATCTAAACTTTTACTACAAGTATCTCCTCTTGACCAGTAAATACCAAAATCTGGTTTTGTACTTTCACTTGGTTTCACAGCTTTCCACATAATTACTTTATTATATGTAGGGCTAGAAGATACATTATCTGTGAATATTACATAATCATTATATCTATCATCTGAATATGTAAAATATTCTGTGCCATGTGAATATGTTGTATATGTTCTCACAGGCTTAAACTTACTATTTGATAAACTTATTGTACCGGGGCTACTAGTAGTTTCTGTAGCCTGCCAATACAACGCATTAGTAACACTTGTTGTTGTTCCGTTTGCATTAAATCTCAATGCAGTTGTATTTGTTTTATAATAAGCATCTATTGTAATACTAGCTGGAGTATTACTTGCTGTTAAACTGCTAACAACACTTGCTGGAATGATATACTCATCATCTACATTTGTATATACTGTGTATTCTGTTCCACCGTTTTTAATAGGCTTATATTTATTATCTACATTCCAAGTACAGCCACTTTGTGCTTTTTGGTACTCTTCTAAATGGTCACTTGCTCCCTGATACATAAAGGGACATCTATTTGCTACAATAGAACGACCTGGTAATTGTATTCCACTTAAATCAAAAGGAGAAGCAAGTTCTAAAGTTACTTGTATCTTAGTTCTTGATTTAATTCTATCTATGTACCATACTTGTCTAGGAAACTCTACTGGTGGACTTGCATCCCCGCTTTCTCCATATAGATATTTCTTAAGAGTAAGTCTGCGAATTACTTTTAGTCCAACTAAAGAATCATATTCTGTAGTTCCTATTCCACCACTAAATGCTGTAGTTGCATTTGCTATCGAGACAGTAGGCTTTGGCTGAGCACCATCATTTTTAGTTTCAAAACCGTCTGCTTTCATTGGTATAGCAGTGTAAGTTCTAATAGTACTATTATTAGTAAAGTCTCTCATCTGAACACTAGTCAAATCAGAGTCTACACCTGACATTACATATATGTAAGCATTTTTAGTATACTCTATTTCAAAAAGTTGTACCAGTTCTGAGCCTGGATCTAGCTTTTGTAAATCTTTTATTATAATCTTTTCTGTCATTATGCTTCGTAAACTCGTCTAGCTGTTGCTTTTAAGTCATAGTAGTCATCATACTTCCAAGTCTGATTCCATTTTTCTATAACCACTTTTACTGTTTCTTCGTTTCCACTTTCATTTGTATTTGCAAAAGTATAATCAAAAGCAGTTGCTCCCTTTTTACTTGCAAAGAAATCTACAATATCATCAATCTCATCTTTAGGTCTATTTACAAAAGAAAGTTCAAAAGATTGCTTAGTATTATTTATACCATTTGCAATTCTTTGCTCATATCCATCACCGAACTCTGCTTTAAATATTACAGTTTCGTTTGATTGTGTAAAACCTTTATCTGGTCTTACAACTCCTAATGATCCACCTACGTTAAATCCTAATGCCATAATCTTATCCTGTTGGGTTTAATATTCCGCCTGGAGCTTGTTCTTTCATAATGGTTGACATTACGGAAGCATTAATTGCTTCTGCTAGTGCTGAACCACCGTCTGCTGTTACATCTGCATTTGCTCCTGAGCCATCAATATTTACATTTATACTTGTATTGTTTGTTGCGTTTGCACCTCTTCCTAAATCTACTGGTATACTTCTATTATCTGGTAGTGGTACAACGGCTTCATTTTGTTTTCCTTCTCCAACTAAATATGTTGGTTGAGTTGCTATTCCACCATCAGCATATCTTGGCATTACACCACCTTTTGCTAGTCCAATGATTCCACCTTTTGCTAATCCGAAGATAGATAAGAATGGTGCAATCATGTTTAATCCAGGTATCATACCTATAATAGAGGAAAGTATTCCTCCACCTGCTAGGCCTCCGCCTCCGCCGCCCATTCCTAACATACCCATTATTCCTGATAATGGACCACCTGCTGCTCCTGTGGTGCCTTCTGTTCCGCCCAATGCTCCACCAATAGCATCTGATATTTTTCCATCCGCACCTTTTCCTGATGCAGTCAATAAGTTCTTCGGGTCGTCAGTTATTTTAACAGCCATTGGATTATTATCAGTTCCTAGTACTCCTGCTAAGCCTTTACCACTGTTTGCAGCTCCAAGTATTGAAGAAGCTAAGCCTGTACCTTGTAAACCCCCTTGTGATACTATGCCTCTTTTTATACTTAGCTGACCAACGGTTTCTAAGTGTTTCGTTCTTTGTGATTCTAGTCCTTTAATTTTATCTGAGTTATCTGCATGTCCATAGCCGAAGAAAGATTCTCCTTGACCTTGAAGTATTCCGATAGTATTTGTTAATTGATTTGCAAATCCTTTTGATTGATTAATATAGTGGTCAAGTACACCTATACCTGCTTGTTGAGTAGTTTTATCTGATACACTTTCAGCAACTACTGCAGCTGGGTCTTCTCCAGATATTACTTTAGCCATATTCTGTACATGCTGACTCATTACACTTGCCATTCCCTCTATGTGTGATGTAAATAATGCTTGTTGTTTGTTTGCTAGTTGTTCTTCTTCGGTCATGTCAATACTTTGCTGTCCTGGTACTATACCAAGTTGATTTGCAATATTACCTCTAAGAGCATCGAATCCTTTTTGGAATCCACCAACCAGTGGATTTACTATAAATCTTTCAACTCCTATACCCATTAGTTGTTTTTGAATACCATCTTTTATTGCTGCAAATCCTTCAGCACTACCTTTATCTCCAAGTAGTATATCTGTAAAGTTTGTTTGTGCAAGTTTTTCAAATGTTTCTGTAAATGTTGTTGCTATTTGTCCAACTAAACTTAACTGACTTTGTAAAGCTAGTATTTGAGCATCCATTATGCCTAATTGGTCTTCTTGCACTTGTGATAGTAATTGTACTTCTCTACTATTTTCTCCATACTGCGTTTTGATTCGATCTAGCATATAGCTTTGTTCTTCATCTAGTGTAGCTCTTTTTGCGGCTAATACTATTAGCTCATTTTCTGTTTTAAATCTTTCATTTATTTTTGTATTAAAGATACCTAGTAAGGTGCTTTCTATTTTTTGTCTATCTGCTAGTCTTTTTGTAATTACCTGCATATCGGCAATTACTTGTAATTCGTTTCTTCTAAGTTGAAGGGCTTTTTGCAATTCACCGACGGTTTTGCTTTCGGTATCTGTAATAGTTTTGCCATAATCTGCCATTTTTTCATCTAATATGATTTTTTCCATCATGCTAGTATTATATTGGCTCATTAGAGAGGTTGCTTTATCTAAAGCCTTTAGTTCTTTTTCAAAGAAAGAACCTTCTACTTGTTTAATAAGAGAAGATCTTGAATCTACTAAACCTTCAGTTATTTCTTTTAATTCTGCAGACACCATACCTAATCTATTTAATTTTACTACTTGTGTGTCTACATGATCTGCATTTGTTGTCAGAGTTATTCCTAAATCTCTAAATAGTGGGTTTATTTCATTTAATTTATTTATATTATCTTGGACTCCCATTGCTAAGTTGCCATATTCTACAGTGTTTACATCTTGTTGTTTTTGTAGTAATCTTAGCTGACTCACTAAACCAGAAGTTCCTATTTGTTTTGCATAAATCTCAATCTCTCTTGTTGTACCTTTAAACTTATCATCAAGTTCAAAGTTTGCTAAAGTAGTGTAAAACTGTTGAGTAGCCTTGTACATATCGTCCATAACTTTCTTTCTGGCGTCAAGTGCTTTATTGTCTTTTGTTGCTTTTTCATATTTTCTCTGAGCTGATACTTCATCATCTATAGCCTGTAACCTCATTTTATGAGCTTTTTCTGAAAAACCAAAAAACTCTAGTACACTTGCAGCCATTTTTTTAAATCCTGCCATAGCTTTTCTAAATCCTAGAATAACACCGTCAAAGTTTTTTATAATTTGTACAATAGAACTAACTACCATTATAACTATACCAAGCACACCAGCTGCACCCATCACTTTGCCTAAGAAAGTCATAGTAGCTGCACCTGCTCTAGATATCATTGCAAACATAGTTTGGAAATGTCCAGTAAGTGTCATGGTCATAATTTTACCTTTTGCAACATATCTTTGCATATGGAATCCTAGTTTTTGAAAAGTAGTAGCACTACCTGCTTTCATTTTTGCAAAAGATATTTCCATATCTCTAACTTTATTAATGTTAGCTCCTTTAAATATACCAGTAGTTATTTTCCCATGTTTTTGATACTGCATTTCTGCTGACTTTAAAGCTTTCTTTAAGTTCGCTTCATCTGTACCAGTCATGGTTCCTTGCATTGCTCTTTTTAACACAGGAGATCCTGTACCAACTTTTCTACGCATACCTTTTGCTTGGCCTTTTAGGTCATTTCTTCCTACAGCTCCCAGACCTGCCCCAGAAGCTGAACTAGATAGTATATCTGTTTTTACTTTTAAAGAGTCTACCTGGCCTTTCATACGTTCTACTGCTTCACCTGACTTGACTGCGGCTGCTGTAAAAGCTCCACCTATACCGTCAATAGAAGGGAACACTTGGGCAGCAATTGATTTTGCAAATAATCCAATAACGGCTATAGCCGCTACAATATTTTCATTTAGTAGTTTTGCAAAGAAATTAGCTAACGGACTTATAAACTTAAGAATAGTTTGCATTAAGTCTGTAAAAGTAGTTGCTAATTGATTTAATTGATTGATTGGAACTTTACCAGAAATTGCGTCAAAGTTTTCTGAAGCCTGTCTTAATGTTTCATTTAAAACCGCTTGTGATTTTTCATAAGTAGTTAAATCTTGATAATTTTTACCTATTTGAGCACCATACTTACGAGCAGCAGTTTCCAGCCTTAGTGTAATACCAAGTTCGTCTAATAGTTCTGGTTCTGCTTTTGTTGTACCTTGAACGATACGATTGAATGTGTCTTCGAAGTTTCTACCAAGTGCAATAGCGGCATTTTTAGAAGCTTCTGCTACTTGAGTAATTTGGTCAGTAGTAAAACCTTTTGCAATCATGATTGCTGTAGATGCACCTGCTTTTTGTAAGTCAATCTGAGCACCAGTTGCTACTTTTAACTGTGCCGCAATCATATTCATGTTTACACCAGTTTGGTTAGCAAATGCTTCTTGTGATTGTTGTAAAGCTTTAAAGTCTGCAGCATTTTGCATAACTCTAAATGCAGCTCCAAGAGCAAAAAGGGTGGATGCTAGAACAGCATATGATTGGACAAGTCCGCCCGTCCCTTGTTGCATACGAGCAAAGGCTTTTGAACCAGATTCAACACGACCAGACATAGCCTGCATATTCCTACGAACATCTCCCGTAGATTTAGCTGTACCGTCTAATCCTTTCTGTGCTGCTTTTGCTTTTCGCGCTATACTTTTAAGACTTTCCCCATCAGTAACTTCGATGGTAATAGTTGCGCCTTTAATCTTTTTTGCCATTTACTTTACTTTCGCTTTACGCTTTTCAGCGTCCTGTCGAGCTTTTACTTTTACATTCATCATGTCCTGATGATAATGCTCAATGTGCTTTAAAAAATAGATACAAGTTTTTTTATCTTCTATCTCATGAACATCTAAAACTGTGCCCAATGCAGATAAATCTTTACCCATATAAAAACCTGACATTCCATCCCATCGGTCTGAAAGTAAGTTATGTATAAAAAACGCTTCTTGTACCTCTCTAGGGTATATATCCATAGTTGGAGGCATTTTTTCAGGGTCAGGCTCTTGATTTAGTTGCTCACAAACTGCGAGATACTTCTCTAAATCAATTCCTGTGTCCTTAAAGTGTCTTTTTATTAACGCAAGTATTTGTCTTACTTGCGTTGAGTAAAATTATCCAGATCTCCTACAGTATCGGTAACCCATTGGTCGAAGTCTGCTGCGTTTCTCATTAGAGTCTCCGCATTTTCTTGAGAATACTCAAGTTCTTCGTCTTTGGCCACTCCGCTTGTATCTACTAATAGAAGCTCTTCTAAGTAAGAATACTTTAGCCCTTTCCAATTTTTGATGATTGATTTGCAATATTCGTGTAAGAATGTTTCTTCATCGAGTTTTTCTTCAAATGCTCTAGTTTTCTTATTAAACGTATTTTTTAAGCATCTACTTCTGAGTTTTAGTAACTCTTCTCGACTAAGGTAAGTCAAATCTACAACAAATCCATCGAATCCTGGAAAGTCGATTGATACTGTCTTGCTTGGAGTTAATAAACTCTTCAGTGATACTGGTGTTTTTACTTCTTTTTCTGTCATAATATTCCTATAAAATGGGAGAGCCGAAGCCCTCCCGGTTTATGTTTTAATTAGCTTACGTAAGTAATGCCAACTTCATTTGTAGCTGAAGCGGCTGTACCTGATGATAAGTCTGTTGATAAGCCATGGAAGGCTACATCTACGGACACTACATCTTCGAAACTATGTGATGGTAATTCTAAATGTGCTTTCGCAACTTGAACATTTGCTCTTGGAGTATTACCACTACCTCCAATGCTGAATGTTAAATCAAATGCGTTTGTAATTACACCACGAGATTCTTGCAATCTCTCAAATAAGTCAAGTGAGCCATTTGCAGTATCGTTTAGATAACAAGTGAAGTTACCTGATACTGACCTTGTACCCATGACATGACCTAATGGTAAATTAACTGAACCTAATGTTTCTGGTGTTAAGTAAGTAAGATTATTTTCTATTGTAATATTACCTCCTGTTAATGTAACACCATATGTTACATCACTTCCGTCAACATTCAATGCGCCTAATGTACCTGTTGATTCTGATACATCAAAGCTGATTGCTAAGTCTGTTAATTTTTGTCTAATATAATTACTTGTTGAACTAATGCCTTCGTCAATTAAGCCTAAAGCAGTTGTTCCTGAGCTTTCTGTGTTAAGAGAAGCTACTTCTTCAACTGATTGACCATTTCCAGACCAAGCAATTTGTGCTAATCCTTCTATGTCAAAGTCAATTGAAGCTGAACCGACTGAACAGTTTGCTAATTTATAAACTGTTACGCCTTGTGTTCCTGTTGTATACAATGCTGTAGAAGTATCTTTCGATGCTCCTAGTACAAAGTATAAATCAAATACCCCTAGTGTTACTTGGTTAGAGTTTCCAAAATCAAAATGCTTCGGCGCATAAGTCGCTGCATTGTTTGCAAAATCTCCTGTTCCACTACTTCCAATTGCTCTATCGTACGTATTCGCCGACATAGCTGACCATAAAGGTCCTTCTATTGCAAAGGTGCCTCCATTACCAGCATGTTGACCCGAAGCGCCAGCATTGCCGCTTCCTGAAGTCGTAGGTCTCATGTAAGTAGTCATACTCCACTCTGCCGGTGCAAAAGAGTCAGTAAACATTGCTCTACCTCTTTTACTATACCCAGTTGAGTTAGCAGCCTCACTAAGAGTTACTTCTGATGTATTTGTGCCTTGGCTAAATGAAAATCCGTCTAATACAGGAATCTCGTATAGAGCTGTATTAGCTGTCGTATCATCATGTGTCCATTGCATAAACACTTTGGTATCTCTACTAAAGAAAAATGCCATTATTTTCTCCTATTTAATATCGAATCTCGCAAGTGATTTCACCCACTCCCAGAGGTTCGAGAACTCCTTCATCTGTGTCTACTGTAGCAATTGTAGTTTGCACCGTAGATTGAGATGTACCTGTCGAATCATAGTACGTGAGCGGATCATTATCCTCCAGTACTGTTTCAACATCTTCTAACAATTCTTCGAGTGCTTCAATGACATCATTGTCATCTGAAACGTAACATCGAACCGTTATTCTTAAAAATCTAAATCGAAAGCCACCGCCATCGTATTCTCTTGTTTCAGTTCCTGCTCCAATATGGATGGCAGGGAACTCTGTGACTTCGTCCCAAAACTTGAGTCTTCTTTCTACATTTTGTACTGCACTTCTAAAAGGTGGAGTACCATTTATGTTCTCAAATTGTTGTGCGAGTGCTTCAACTATTGCTCGGCGTCGCGTGGTATGTTTCCTTGCTAGTCCTTCTTCCATTAGTTTACTGTTACTCCGAATCTTGCTCCAACTATTCCAGTCGCTATTTCTCTGACTGACCTTTTAATTAACGCTTCAGGGTTTCTTTGAGGAGTATACTTTTTACCCCCTGGTGCGAATGTTGAGTATGGGTCAGTCATATAGTTTGCCTCAATCATTGTGCTTCCGCCCCTTGGCCCTTGTGTTACATTATCAACTCTTACTGAGTTTGCAAATCTACCTGTTCTAAATTGTAGTGCAGGTGCTATCATATTTTTTGCAACTGTCTGTGGTAAAAGCTCGTTTAATAGATTTTTTAAAGCTAAAGGATTTTGCGATGTCCTCATAGCTTGGCTACCTCTTTTGCTTGCTATTGCAGCTCCTGTTGCAGCTAAAGCTCTACT